AAACAACAGGTGAGGTGGCTAAAGAAACCACTCAGATTTCTCAGAGCACTATTAAAAATTTAGAAAAATTTAAAAAAATGTTTTTTGATGCAGATGGAAACATGGTGGATGATCTAGCATCATTGGATCAAAGAAGAACCTCTGAAATGAAAGTGTTATTAAATAAATTAAGAAACAAAGGCACTGGTGATTTCGGTGTTATTAAAGGATTGGTTGATGACATGACAGCAGTTATGGATGATGCTTTGCCTGAATACAGGTTAGCTAGAAGAATTTACGATCCTATGCGACCATCTTTGCAAGCTATAGAAAAATCAGCTATTGGTAAATTTTCTAAATTAATGACAGACAAACAAACTGCAACAGCAATGAAAAATTTGTTTGATCCAAATGTTTCTATGAAATCTCTTCGCAATGCAAGAAGGCTGTTACAAACTGCTGATCCTGATGTTTTTAAAGATGTTAAAAAAGAATACATCTTGCAGACTTTAGACAGATTTGCAAAATCAGGAACCCTTGAAGAAGGTTTGCCCGGATTCCAAAAGTACATGAATCAGAGCAATACCATGAAAATGATGAAAGAAATGCTTGAGCCTGAAGAGTTCCAAACTTGGGAAAAAATGGTTAATAGGATGGGCGATGCTTTTTCAGTGCATAGAGGAGCATCACAAACTCAACCATTTACAGCTTTTGACGAAAAAATAGCTCAAGAATCTAAGAGCTTAGGTGTTAAATCTACTGAAGCAGTTATTTCTTTATTTAACTTTATTCCAAGAATATTTCAAGCTAAAACAGGTGAAAATTTTACAAGGGGTATAGCTAATAAACAAAAAGAAGCCTACATGCAAAAGATGGCTGATATATTGTTATCTGAAGATGGTGCAAAAACCATGGATGATGTATTGTATTTCTTTGACGAACATGGATATAGAAATGCTCAAATTGCTATAAGAGGTATAGATGCAGGTGTTGAAAAAATTTCTAACAGAGGAGATCAACCTTATACTGGCGACATAGATATTCCACAAAAAGTTCCGTTTGATGCAGTACAAGATGCAGTTAAAGTTAAAGACGACCTACAAGGTGCCATGCAAAACTTTGAAATGCCACAACTAGATCAACCTTTATTTAATGAGCCTATCTCAAATACAATGCCTTCACCTACACTGCTACCCAATCCAAAGGATCAAGAGATTGCAATGAATCAGCAGATGAGAAAAACAGGGATTGCAGGTTTAAGTTAAGTCTTCTTCGATGGTGCCTTGAATCACAGCACCTTTTACATCAAAGTCCATCTCATAACCCATGATGGTGTTACCATCAATTTCCATCACAACATTTCTTGAAATTAATCTCAGCAAAGCTGTTTGATGATGCAAGGTTAAACGACTGAACAACTCCACTCTTTCACTGGGGTGCTCGATTTGATAAGACACAGGCAACTGTTTCTTTTTAAAGATTTGGTTGAACATCTAGTAGTTAGTGTCTGCAACAACCAACTGATCGTGTGCTGTCTCAATGAGCACCTTCAATTGATCTATCTTAGATCGCCTTTGTACATCACAAATTTCTTGCAACATATTATAGGTATCTAAGTCTACTGCCAAACTCTTCCTGCCTAGTGGGTATTTAACTGTCTGTATTGTTTCCAATTTATTATTTTCTTCCATAGTGGCTGTAATTTTATACTAATATGCAAAAAAGTATATATATTTGTTGAAAATAAGTGATGAAAATAAATGAAATAAAGTGTATAAATAGTTGTACATTTGTGCAAAAAAGTGTATATTACTTATATGGGAAATAAATTAAATAACAAAAAAGGAGCAAATATGTTAAACACAATCGACATGTGGTTTTACCACAATCCAGTAGCCAATGTATTCAGTGCATTGGCTGTACCAATTTTATTAATCGCCTTAATTGGCACAATCACAGGAGCATAGTAATGCAAGACTACGACAAAAAATTAAACTGGATGAGTAAAAAAGACTTTATTGACAAACATGGAGAAGATGCTTATTTAAAGCTCTTGCCAAAAACCGAGATTGCTAAACACGAAACCATGTACGGAAAACAATATCAGTTTTTGATATTTGAAGCCTTAAAGAATGGTGAGGGTGTACATGACGAAAGGTATCAAGGTAGAAGAGTTGGTATTAAAACCAGTATATCTTGCAATCAAGAGTTGTTTGATAAGTTGTTAAAAGCCACTAATAAAGTAATAACAGAACACATGAAAAATGTAGGAGTAGCGTAATGCAAGAATTCGTAGTTGTTTGGAATGAAAAATCATATGGTGATACAGAACCACAGATAGTCACAATAACAGAGTTTAAGGATGATGGCATTGAGGGTGACTGGGGTATTGATGAGGATGGTGAGTTCACCATCGAACATTTAGAGAATCTTGAGGTGGGTTACACACACACAGTGTATGCACCTTATGGATGGAGTATTAAAATTATTAAAATTAACGAGGTAAAATAATGAGTGCATATTTAGTAGAACCACAACACATGACTGAGATCGTCAAGTGGGCATCAAACCCACAACAAGGTAATCTTAGCCATGTATACAATCAGATCACTAAAAAAGAAATTGATTGTGATGCAAAGCAAATGGTCATGACCTTGGCACAAGCCAACATGGATAGTTTAGTAGCAAGGTATGACGATGCTTTTAAAGATGACTTTGTTGGTTACATAGACGATTGTTTAGACATACTTCAATATTCTACAGATGGTGCTTCTGTCAGTTTGCTTACTGGTGTAGGAAGCTGTGATCTAAAAGCAGAAGACATTTACAACATGGTCAGATGTCTTGAGTATCAATCATGTGAGGTTAATGACTGGGTACACACAGATGCTTACTGGTTGTTAAACGCAATCAGAGATATGGCAGGTTCTAAAATGTCAGAAGATGCTAATGTTCCATGGAGCTTTGGTAAGCGAGGGGTAGCATAATGCCAACCACAATCATGTACGATGTTTACCAATACATTCCTAGTTATGGTAGACATGGAGAAAACCTTTTTGTAGCTTCTTATCGCAACAAAGCTGATGCCATGGATCGCAAAGAAAGAGATTACAACAGGAACATTACCAGTCATGTGCAAGAGCGATTGGCTAACACTGATCCCAAGAAAACTTTATAATAAACTCACCCATGATACTAACTGACACAGAAAGAGAAATCATTATTGAGGCTTTGTCTAAAGAAGGTTTGCCTATCTTTCACAAAGAAAAGAAAACCCAAGAAGACAAAATGAAATATCGTAAGATTGAAGAGATCATACACAAACTGGCATTTGGCAAATGAACATACTTAAATCAATTATTTTAAATACTGACGATGGTGACATGGAAGTTTCTACTCCTATTGTAGAAGCTAGATCGTTTGCAGGTGCACTTAAAAAGTTTAAGGATCAAGAAATACTGGCAATATTAAAATTAGAAGATGACAATTACATGGTTTTTATTGAGGAATAAAGCGTGTAAACTTCTTATGTGACAATTCATAAGTTAAATAACTACCTGTTATCAATGCAATCGCATTGGTCAATCATGCACAGCACACATCAAGCAGTCGAAGAATCCCTGCCTATCTTGTCTAAATTTTCTTCTAGTGATGGTGTAGATCGTATGCAAGAAACACCATTGAAAAAACACATCACCAAAATACATCCTGACATTTACAAAGTGCCAGTGTTTAGACGAAAGTTTTGCAAGATGTTAGTCGATGAAATCGAAACAATGAAATTCGAAACCAACGATGATGAGGATGAGCTTAGGCAAATACCTGAGATAGTATTAAGAGAACAAATACCTGAGTTGTATCGCAACATGTGGTTTGTGGTTCAGACAGTTCTAAATCCAATTATCTATTCTATTTGGCAACGCAACTGTTCCAACATAGGTTCAGTACAGATAGCTAACTACAATTTAAAAGACAAACAACAAGGTGCTTGGCACCACGATGAATCAGCAGATATTAGTGTGGTGATACCACTGAACACTGGTAAGTACAAAGGAGGTGGCACTGAGTTTCATAACTATGGTGAGGTTGCACCTTTACCCACAGGTCATGCACTGATTTTCCCTAGCTTTACCCACATGCACAAAGGATTACCTGTGGATATGGGTGACAGATACCTGTTAGTCTTTTGGTTATATGATCGAAAGAGAATGGAATGGTTGCTAGAGAATGGCTCACCATAAGTCGTGTAATTCGACCAATTGAACTCCATCAACATTGTAAGGCTTGTAGACATTACTTTTCTCAGCCTGTAATAGATTGTGTAGAGCCTGCTCGTTCTTAGCTCTACCATACTCCAAGGCTTCGTCAGACATGGTGTAAACCACATAAGGATATGGATGAGCCTTTTCCTGTGCCAAGAAAGAAAAACCTTCTACTGGTAGTCCTATGCTCTTGCAAGCATCTACATACAAAGAAGCCTGCATATGATACCTATATCCATTAATAGCTTGTTTGAAGCCTCTAGGTGAAGCATCACGACAGGTTTTTAAATCCCATACCTGTTTGCCATCGTACCAATCAAACCTAGATTTAAAAGGATGTCCATACAACATGTAGCACACAGTAAGCTCAGTCTTATCGTTTGCACCACTAGGAATGTAATCCTTTGCTACTCTTCTGCGTTCCATACAAATGTCGTACATGTCCTGAGTGATAGGTGTTCTGTCACCAACAGTAGCCAAGAAATCCTCATAGGCTTCTTTGCCTACTTTGGTTCTACGATCTAACGCAGGTTGGATAATAAATTCATCATCAAAAGTATGGTGTTCTAAAAACACTGTGTGTTGTACTCGACCTTCTAACAACGCAGGTGATTCAGTAAACCCTGATCTGTATTTCCATGAGTACATGCACTTGTCAGCTTCTTTTAGATCGGAAGCTCTATATGCAGGTATCTCGTTGTACTCGCTAAAAGGTAAGTTCTCGTATACGCCTTCTTTAAATTCCATCTTTAGTTTTCTCCATTTCTTCAGGTTTTACATCCCAACAGTTTAAATTGCCTGCAACAGTTCTACGCTCACCTGATCCTTTGAAAGGATAGACTGAGTGTTGTAACCACGATGGAAACATTAAAAGTTTCCCTACTTCAGGTTTAATAATTCTTGCCTGAGAAGGTCGCAGTCTTTCAGGATCAATGGTTTGATTTAGTCCATACACAAAGTTGAGGTACCCATCGACTGCACCTGATGAATTGTATAAATCCATGTTTTGATTGTCTTTGATTTGCTCAGGAACCATAGTCCAAGTAGTAAAAGAAATACCCATCAATGATTGAGTGCCATGATCGTGAATAGGATTGTAGTCACCTTCATAAGAATGTACTGACCACAGTTGATCCATTTCTACTCTTTTTGGATAAATACCACAGCGAGTCATTTTTACAAACTGCTCGATGTATTGAACTCCAAGGTTCTCCATAAGATGTATGAATGGTTTTAATTCATCACAGTGATGATCCATGTTTAATTGTTCGCCTGAATAAATTTGACCTACTAAAACATCACCACTAGAAGTTTTGTTTTCGTCAATTCTAAGGTTGTTTAAGTATTTGTTTAATATATTTACCATTTCAGGTGACAGGTCATGTTGCAACATCATGGCTGATGGCAATGGATAGACTGTAAACTTTATGCCTTCTTCACTCATTGGATAATTCCTCTATTAAACGATTCAAATACCATTGGCTTTTCTTTAAATCTTCCAATGGATTAGTTTTGTATTTGTAACGATGATTGTACTTAAGCATAGAGCCCTCTAAATAATATTTAAAGTTATCGCCCAATTGTTGTTTAATGTAATCAATACACTCCACCCCACCTTTGTTGTAGTGTGGAGGTTTGTTTACATAATCAGTATCACTCATAACAAATTCTGTGGGCAACTAGGGAAAGCATCATGTTTAACAAAAAAGCTAAGTCACCCAACAGAAACTAAAATGGTATGTCATCCTCAGTTACTTCTTTGACTGGCTCATCTTTAGCAAGATCAGCTAATCCACTAGAAGTAGGTTTAGATGTTTCGAAACTTGTGCCTGACTCTTTTGCACCTTTAAGCTCAAAACTTTCTTCTAATAAAGTTTGTTGCCACTCAGGTAAGCTATCAAAAATATCACACATGGCTTTTGTTTTCTCAGTGCTATCACCTGAAAACTCTTCACAGTAAACATCTAAGTCAAAGATCATGCCTGCATTTATGGTGTCAGTCTTCTTAAACTCATCAGGTTTAAAGATAGCTTTGACTCTAGCGTTACCATTGGCATTGTGCTCAATCTCTAAATTAGCAGGTGCACCTATCATTTTATCTAAATCGAAACCATCAAGTTCTTCTTTAGTAAAAGATTTACCACGCCATGTAACTAAGTCTTTATATAAGGTAGCGTTTTCGTTTAACGATGCTGTGTAAGTTTTAGAAATACTCATGGGTCTACCATCAGCCATTTTTTGCTCAGGTATTTCCCAAGTCACATTAAGAGTTTTTCTTTTCTTAGTGTTATCAGAATTTGGCTCTGCATCTCTAGGA